TACGCTCAAGGAACAGTGTATTACATTGAGAAAACTGGTCGCATACAAATAGAGTTTGAAGACCATGACGGTTATCACGGCGGTGATGTAACTGATGCTTTTGATTCCATTGGCGATGCCATGAATGTGTTAAAGAATATCACAGTACAGGTTAGACCAAACACCGGCAAAGCACGAGATTTTGATAAACTTGGTGGAAGAACTCTTGCAGGCCCAGATGATCTATATAAAACTGATCGTGAAGGTCGGAAAGGTACCTTGAATAAGACTCGTATGGGTACCATGAAAGCATCTAGTCCATATCGTAAGACAGGCCCCGAAGGCATATTACCTGAACAGCAAGGTGTGGCGGAAGGATTAGGAAAAAGTATTAAGCGAGCCGCACAAGGTTGGGGTGGATCACAAGACAAGCCTGCCGACATTGTAAAAAGAAACAAGGCACACGATACTGATACTGCTAAACGATTAAGAGCAGGTATGGATGATGCACCCGAACATACCCCACAAGGTTTACAAAAGCGTGTATTAGATCGTAAACTAAAAGGTGTGGCGGAAGGCTCGGATGATGGCTACGGTTATAAGTCATTGTCAACCGAACAAATCATGAAGTTGATCAAATCAGGTAATTGGGAAGCCGTACAAGATGTTGTACCAGACAAGCACATTCAATTACGAAACAACAGAAATGGAAAGAGTATCACTGTCCATGTCAAGCGAGATATGGCCGAAGGCTTTGACGAATTAGATGCTTATATGAAAGCCAAACAAGCACCACAGCCAAGTGGTGGTGCTGGTATCAAGCGTGGATCATATGGAATGCCAGGACGGAAAATCGCAAAAGGCATACAGGGATTACGTCCAGGCGGCGGTAGTACAGGTCATACCACTCCAGGTAATAGAGATTTTGGTAGACCCCATAGCATACCGCGAGCAGCACCATTGGGAATTGATGACTATGATGCGAACCATCGTAGAGACTTTGACGAAGGCGAATACAAAGACACGGTTGACAAGAGCAAGATTCCAGCAGTACAGCGCAAAGCCCAAGGTGGTGACTGGAAAGTATCCACACGAGATCTTGAGCACGAGCGCAGCAAGAGCCCAACTGGTCCAGAGGGATTGGCCAAAGCCAAACAACGTCTGGGCATGAATGAAAATCAACAGTTGCCACCTGAAGTCATTGAATTGCTCAAGAAGGTAGCGCAGAGCGATGCTGCTCCTGAACATAAAAAGGCTATCATCAACGCAATCATGGCCAAGTACCAGCCCATCAAAGACATTGCCGAAGAACCAAAGCAAACCGCACGTGAAAAGTTCAACAAAGGATTGAAACGTGCGGGATTTGATCCTGATGCTGCTGCCAAGAGACTCACTGATTTGATCGCCAAGCAAAAAGCCGAACGTGAAAAATTTGAAAAAGAGAATCCTGCAGTGTATGGTGATACCCCCGACGTCAAAGAAGAAAAAGTTCGTTTAGATCCAAAATGCTGGAAGGGTAAGAAGATTGGTAACCCTAAAACGAAGATGAAGGGTGGAGTTAGAGTCAACAACTGTGTACCCAAATGATTACCTACACATTAGAAGCCGTGATTGGAGTTGACCCACAAGGCAATCCAGTGTCTGAGACGTTTAATATTCAAGCTGATAGCTGGTCCGAAGCACGACATAAGTTAGATGAACTTGTGATAGCCGCACAACAAAATACATATAGGAGTCAATAAATGATTATAATTCACAGTCCCGAAACACCAATATCTTCATTGGTAATTCAGGTTATACAAAAAACTTGGTGGCAACAGTTTGGATATTCAACTGCTGATTCTCCAGTGGACTCGGCACAATATACTTTGCACCTCAACGATAGATCAGATCTCACCACTGAAGAATTGTCAAATTTACGTCAACTTGTAGGCACACCAAGCTTGGTGCTGACATCTAGTTTAGACGTCATACCTGATGATATCAAAACACAATGCTATAACGAAGGAAAGATAATTGGACTTATCAGCAATGATGCAAATCGTGCCAAACAAACTTTCTTGTATTTGAGCCGATCCAACGGTAGCTTTGTCTATTCGCGCAACAATACCGCTCTAAGTTTTTATCAAAATATGTTTCAGCAATTGGAAATCTACATATTTCAGGATGTTGATGCTGCTCATAATGTAGTCATTGACTATAGCAACGCAGCCAATCTATCTACATTTGATCCATTGTTGGCGGTGGTGGCCAATGATTATGGGTATAGTGTTCCTACAACAGACTTGTCAGCTTGGTATTCATCCTATACGATTGTATCAGAATTGCTCACTGAAAATCCCACGATGTTAAATGATTTTACCACGGTCTGGAGCGCAATTAAAAACATAGGATCAATCACGTTCTCTGATTACAAAACAATATTATCCGCTGAAAATGCCACTAAATTTGAAACAGTCATTGACTTTTTAAATGGTTTACACGGGTAATACACTATCACAACCTTAGGACCGTAAGGTTGCGTGGGGCGGCTGCTGCCCGACACTACAGACCGCTACCCTGTAGTACGAAGTGAGCACTATAATAACAATAATAAAAACAATGCTCTATGTCACCGAAGATGATGGTGGATTGCCTATATACATGGTCACCAATAACCAAGGACTATGTTTGATCCGTACCACTAACGGTGGAATGGCAATTTATATCAACGCTTTTACTAAAAATATCAGTCCGGATCTACGTTTGAATGTGGGTGGAGATTCTGGTACTCGTCAAAAAAACCCACGTATCTTTCATCATGTTCGACGATATCGTCATTGACTGCAATGTTGTTTTAATGTATAACTGTTAGATGAAGTCTGAAACTCTCGTTTACTACAAATACAAACCCACAGTAAAACCAAATCTTGCAGGCAAATTTTGTTCCGTTCCATTTTCAATGATTGAGATTGACGAAGATGGCGATGTGATGCTGTGTGGTTGTCAGTATCATATGCCATATGTTATTGGTAACATATATCACGATTCTATCAGCGACATCTGGCAGAATCAATCAGCAACAATGGTGCGTGACAGTGTGGTTGCTGGGGAATTCACTTACTGTAATTGGACTTGCCCGCGCCTTCAAAATGCTCCACCGCGACCAGATGTAATACCAGATCCAGGTACATTTCCAGTCTGGGTCAAAATTGATCTTGATCGCAGTTGTAATCTAAAATGCCCATCGTGTCGTGAGCATGTGATACAAGAAAAAGACAATGCACGTATTGCCAAACAACAAGAAATTTTTGCCGAGATAGTCAGTCGAGCATCTGCTACCCCTGACATCAATTACACAATAGTTCCCATTGGCAGTGGCGAAGTGTTTGCCAGTCGTAGTGGACTGCATTTTTTAAAGTCTCTAGTATCTTATGAACACAATAACCTACAATTGGCAATCTGCACCAATGGTACATTGCTGTGGCATCATCGCGAGCTTGTTGATCAACTTCAACATCGCATGTCATTCACTGTCAGTATTGATGCTGCCACTGCTGAAACCTATGCGCTGGTACGCGGTGGTGATTGGGAAGAATTGCAATTGGGGATAACCAGATATCAAAAAAATATTCAACATTTTAATTTTGTAGTACAAGAAAAAAATTGGCACGAGATTGAATCCGTTGCCGAGTATGCTGATCAACTTGGCAAACGAGTTGACTATCAAAAGTTTTTAGATTGGGGACATTGGAACATCAATTGGTGGCACGAAAATAATCCCTTGGATCGACACAAAGCTCACTATCGAACCGTGCTTGATTCATTGAATCGGGTGCGGCAGCGTTATCCAAAATGTACTTTCTCAGCTGAACTAATAAATTTAATGAACAAGGTCAAATAGCGTTGACTATGCTCGAATTATTTGCTATATTGTATATCTAAGGAGGTTCACATGAACGATCGTAATTTTACTGCAGAACAAAAAGCCAAACTAACACAACTTATCAACGAAGGTATGCAGGTCATGCACGAAGTTGAAACACTCAACGGGGGACTTACCGACACAGTCAAAGCCATTGCCGAAGAACTGGAAATCAAACCAGCTGTGCTAAAGAAGGCAATCAAAATTGCACACAAGGCTGAGTTTGGTAAAGCACAGCAAGACCATGAATTACTAGAAACTATTCTTACTACCGTAGGTAAAACACTTTAATGTCATATGTTGATGCACTGTTTGATCGTGAACACGATCGCATACATGTAGTAGAACGCCGCGACGGTGATCGCCGTTATCAAGAGTATCCGGCCAACTATATCTTCTACTACGAAGATCCGCGTGGAAAGTTCCAGAGTATCTATGGCACACCAGTGTCTAGATTCTCCACACGCAGCAACAAAGAGTTTCGCAAAGAACTTCGCATACAAAATGGTAAAAGATTCTATGAGTCTGATATCAATCCAGTGTTTCGTTGTCTAGAGGACAACTACAAAGGACACGATGCGCCGCGACTACATGCAGCATTCTTTGACATTGAAGTAGACTTTGATCCTGAAAAAGGATACTCAAGGCCCGACGATCCGTTTAACCCCATCACAGCAATATCAGTGTATCTCAGCTGGCTGGATCAACTGGTGACCTTGGCCATACCTCCGCGTCACATGAGCATAGAAACTGCACAAGAGCTTGTTGCAGACTTTGACAACACTTTTTTGTTTGCCAATGAAGCAGAAATGTTGAAGATGTTCTTGGATCTAATTGATGACGCTGATGTGCTGAGTGGCTGGAACAGCGAGGGCTATGATATTCCTTACACAGTGAATCGTGTGACGCGAGTACTCAGCAAAGATGACACCCGCAAGTTTTGTCTCTGGGGGCAATTACCCAAGCAGCGTACATTTGAACGCTTTGGTGCCGAAGCACAGACATATGACTTGATAGGTCGAGTGCATATGGACTATATGCAATTGTATCGCAAGTACACATACGAAGAACGTCATAGTTATAGTTTGGATGCCATTGGTGAATACGAAGAAGTCGGTGGCAAGACAGCATTTGAAGGAACCCTTGATCAACTCTACAATCAAAACTTCAAACTGTTTATTGACTACAACAGACAAGACGTTGCGCTGCTGGCCAAACTAGACAAAAAACTCAAGTTCTTGGATCTAGCCAATACACTGGCACATGAAAATACTGTGTTGCTGCAGACCACAATGGGTGCTGTGGCTGTGACAGAACAAGCTATCATCAATGAAGCCCATGAACGTGGTCTGGTAGTACCTAACCGTAGAGAAAGACTCACAGATGAAGATACACAAGCCGCAGGTGCCTATGTTGCTTATCCCAAAAAAGGTCTCCACGACTGGATTGGATCAATTGACATTAACTCGCTCTACCCCTCAGCGATCCGTGCTCTTAACATGGCCGCCGAAACAATTGTTGGTCAACTCCGACCAACAATGACCGATAGGTACATTGCAGACAAAATGCGCAGTGGTTCAAGTTTTGCTGCGGCCTGGGAAGGGTTGTTTGGTAGTTTAGAATACACGGCTGTGATGGAACAACAGCGCGGTACTGAAATCACCATTGACTGGGAGGATGGCGAAGAAACTGTGTACTCGGCTGCTGAAATTTGGCGAATGATCTTTGACAGTAATCAACCCTGGATCCTATCAGCTAACGGTACTATTTTTACTTACGAACGAGAAGGCGTGGTTCCGGGATTGCTCAAACGTTGGTATGCCGAACGTAAGGACATGCAGAAGAAAGCAAGAGAATATGAAGGAACAGATGACGTACAATTTGAATACTGGGACAAACGACAGTTGGTCAAGAAGATTAATCTTAATAGTTTGTATGGTGCTATTCTTAATCCTGGTTGTAGGTTTTTTGATAAACGAATTGGTCAATCAACCACACTTACTGGAAGAGCCGTGGCCAAGCATATGGACGCTTACGTCAACGAGTGTATTACAGGAAAATACGATCACGTAGGTGAGACTATCATCTATGGTGACACAGACTCATGTTATTTCTCAGCATGGCCAGTGCTGAAGCGGGAAGTTGAAGAAGGACGCATGGAGTGGAACAAAGACATCTGTGTACAACTCTATAATGGCATTGCTGATCAAGTCAACGATAGTTTTCCGGCGTTCATGGAGCAAGCATTTCACATACCCCGAGACATGGGTGCAGTGATACGTGGCGGGCGAGAACTTGTGGCATCCAAAGGCTTGTTTATCACAAAGAAACGCTATGCGGTATTGTACTATGACAAAGAAAACAAACGTGCTGACATCAATGGCAAGCCAGGCAAAGTCAAGGCCATGGGATTGGATCTCAAACGTAGTGACACGCCCAAAGTAATTCAAGACTTCTTGTCAGATGTGTTGAATGATGTTTTAACTGGTGCTGAAAAAGACGCTGTAGTTGAAAAGATCAAAGAGTTTAAGTATGTGTTCAAAGAGCGTCCGGGATGGGAGAAAGGAACTCCCAAACGTGTAAATAATCTCACTAAGTTTGTCAAGGCCGAAGAGAGAGAAGGCAAAGCTAATATGCCTGGACATGTACGTGCTGCAATGAATTGGAATACCATGCGCAGAATGCACGGTGACAATTACAGCATAGCCATTGTAGACGGTATGAAAACTATTGTGTGCAAACTTAAAAGCAATGCTCTGGGTTGGACATCAATTGGTTACCCTACTGATGAATTGCATTTGCCTGCGTGGTTTAAAGAATTACCGTTTGATGACAGTTTAATGGAATCAACAGTGATTGATGCCAAGATTGATAACTTGTTGGGTGTTCTTGATTGGGAACTAGAAGCCGCAACCAACACAGAAAATACATTTCAAAGTCTATTTGCATTTTCATGAAACTCAGTGACATTGTCCGTTATAAAAACACTATAGATCAACTGCAGAGTGATCGAAGTTATCGTCAAGATGTTGACTTTCGTCTTGACGATCTCATGCGAGCAGTTCGTGCAGAGGTCAACATTCGCAATGCATTTGAGCTTGATGTTCAGCGCAAAGTTGATGAAGTGTATACGTCCTTGGAACATCTAGAAGAAGAGATGGTCAATATCAATCGTGGTGTTGATGCCTTGATTGAAGAAATTCAACCTCGCTACTTTGAACAAAGTTATAAATGGTATACTGATGAAATGCAACACGAAACCGCACAGTATATTTTAGATCGTAAGTTGAATATCAAGGACGATGAATACGAAATCTTATCAGCTAGGGTCAAGACCTGGGCTGATTGGAAGTTTCCTGTGCTGTGTATTCGGCCAGGCACCGAGGACTTTGTCAATCACTTGGTGGCTGGTAGTCCTCTATACATTGTTGATCAATTTCATGAGCTCCTGACACCAACACTGGAAAAGTTTAATGAAAAATATCAACGCCACATAAGACCTTATGTGTTCAAAGAAAGTGAGACTGAACCTAAGTTTCCGTTCTTACCTGATAATCAGTTTGGATTGGTGTTTGCCTATAACTTTTTTAATTTTAGGCCACTGGAATCTATCAAGTATTATCTTTCGGAAATTTTACAAAAACTTAGACCCGGCGGAGTGTTTATTTTCACCATCAACAACTGTGACAATGCTCATCCCGTGGCCTTGTGTGAAAAAAATTATAGTTGTTATACCCCCGGTGGAATGATTATCAGTCTTGCAAAACTTCTGGGCTACGAACACCGGTATACGTTTGATGCCAAGGATCATCTCTGCTGGATCGAACTTGCCAAGCCCGGAGAACTCACTACACTGCGTGGTGGTCAAAGTCTTGCAAAAATTATACCAAAACAGTTGTAAAATCTAAATAACCCTGTTACAATAACACATCATATTGGAGAACCTATGAGAGATAATCTTTTGGATTTAGTAGAACACACCTTTGATCTTGGTTGTATTGACCTGATCAAAATCACAGGCACTGACAAAGAAACTTTGGTTTCAGGCCTTGATGACAAAGAACGCAAAGTAGTAATTGAAGCACGTTTTGCCAATCCTGCTCCG